TTTAGCCTGTGTGCTGACTTTGATACTGGATGCGATTATTTCCTGAAAAACTTCTTCTATATCCAACATCCCACCATAGGCAGGATGCAATTTCAACCATTTGACTATCAGGAAGAATTACTAAAAAACTATCATGAAAACCGTTTCAGCATCAACATGCTAGGTCGTCAGATGGGTAAAACTACAGTGGCAGCAGGTTATTTGTTGTGGTATGCAATGTTTGTGCCCGATAGTACTATCCTTGTTGCATCCAACAAATACACAGGTGCACAGGAAATAATGCAGCGTATACGATTTGCCTATGAAAACGTAGCAGATCACATACGAGCTGGGGTAGTAGATTACAACAAAGGTAGTTTAGCATTTGATAATGCTAGTAGAATTGTAAGTGCTACCACAACAGAAACCACCGGTCGTGGTATGAGTATTTCGCTGTTGTATTGTGACGAGTTGGCGTTTGTTAGGCCTGGAATAGCTCGTGAATTTTGGACTTCTATAAGCCCCACACTTTCTACTGGTGGTAAGGCAATTATTACCAGCACACCAAACAGCGACGAAGATCTGTTTGCTAGTATCTGGAAAGAAGCAAACAAAAACTTTGATGAGTTTGGTAACCAAACAAAAGTGGGCAGGAATGGGTTTAGCCCCTACATCGCTACATGGGACCGCCATCCCGAGCGTGATGAAAAATGGGCAGCTCGAGAGAGATCCAGTGTAGGCGACGACAGGTTTGAACGCGAAAACAACTGCAAGTTTATTATATGGGATGAAACTCTTATAGCACCCAGCAAGCTGTTAGATATGATTGGAATAGATCCCATAGAAAAACAAGGACAAGTTCGTTGGTACGAAAAACCAAAAAAAGGCAACTTGTTTGTAGTAGCACTAGACCCTAGTCTGGGCACAGGCGGAGATCCTGCTGCTATCCAAATATTCGATGCAACCACACTCAAACAAATTGGAGAATGGCAGCATAACCTTACACCTATACAACAGCAAGTGGGTATCATGGTAGAAATACTGCGGTATATTTTGGAAAAAACAGGACAACCAAACAGCATCTATTACAGTGTGGAAAACAACACCATTGGCGAAGCTGCACTCAATGCTATCGCAGATTTTGGTGAAGAAAGCATACCTGGTGTATTTTTAAGTGAACCGCCTAGTCTGGGTAGCGGTCGTCGTTATCGCAAAGGTTTTAACACAACCAATACTAAAAAACTCGCTGCTTGTGCCAAGTTTAAACTATGGATTGAAACTGATAAGATGCGTATCTATAGCAAAAGTCTTATCAGCGAGCTTAAGAGCTTTGTGGCACTGGGTAACAGTTATCAAGCAAAAATTGGCGATACTGATGATTTAGTCATGTCTACGCTGCTAATTACACGCATGGTTATACAATTAAGGCAGTGGAATCAGGGAATAGATGACAATATTGGCATGGATATGGCGGATATCATACCACCAATGCCGTTCATAATGATATAGTTTTGAATAAATATTCATATGGCCAATATCAACGCAGCATCAGCAGATATCTTTTTTAAACTCCGTAACCGGTTCCCAAAGATACACATGGGAGACGAGAATGGTGCACCTACTGTTGATCCTGAAGCGGCCCGTTTTTTTAACTTCACCTATACAGATAAAATATCCAAACGCCCATATGGTAACGTAACTGTTAGTGTTATCGACAATGACAGTCTTAAAGTGTATTTTGATACAAGTATCACTGAGACAATGCTTGACGAAGACAAACAATACTGGTTCGAGTTTCTTAAGGAACTACGCCGCCTCGCCAAAAGTCACATGCTCAATCTTGACGTTCGTGATATTACCAAAGACGTTCTCAGCAGACAGGATCTAGAATACATGACCAACCAAAATCCAGACAAAAAATCAGTTACTGAAAGCAAAGTGTTATGGCATAGACGCGGCAAAGTAAGTGAAGGTAATCTACATAATGTGCGTATTCATGTTGTACACAGCGACAAGATGACAGAAAACACCAACAACCGTTTACTAAAGGTGGACAGAATCTACCTAGTTAACGAAAACGGGGAAAAATTCCTTCTGCCTTTTAAAAGTGTTGGTGGTGCTAAAGCAATGGCAAACTATGTTAGCCGTGGTGGCAATCCCTACGACACCACTGGCAATTTAATAAAGACTGCTGTACAAGAAATGCGCAACCTAGGAAGATTTGTGCAATCTACTAAGAACCGCACATTTGAAGCTGTTGAAGTTCCAGCTGTTATTGAAGCCGCCGGTAAGATGAAAGACAGCATCCGTACCAGTTTAATGCGTTTAAGCAACAATAGTCGTCAGTGGGATGAAAGCATTGAAATCCTAGGCAAGCTGTTGGGTGAAGCAGAAACCGACACTGATAGCATGAAGGCCTGGTTTACACAAGCCACATACAATGAACAGTTGGATACATATCTGCCCAGCGCAGCAATGGCCTACAAACGACTACAAGAAAACATGCTGGAAGCAGCTGGTGCAGTACAAAACAAAATACAAGATCCCAACTTCAAATTGGTACTAAAAGCAGACCCAGCAATGGACAAGCTGCTAACCAGCCGCAAGTACAGCGACAACACAGCAATGGTAAGTGCAATACTTGGCGACATTGCCAATCGTATGGTAGGCACCGATGGCGACGATGTTGCTAATTTTGCTGCTCATATGGGAGATATGATTGCCAGCGAAGGTGAACCGTTTGGACAAAAACGTGATCCGGAATATATCCGAGATAAGAAATTGGCAATCCTTCTAGCGCAGAAGTATCTGAAAGATTTGCAAATGATGAAAACAGATCCTGAGTATGCTGCCAGTGTTCGTATAGACCCTTCAGAAAAACCACGTATTAAAATGAAAAAAACACGCGAAGGGGATCAATTTGAATCTGAAATTATGGGTATGGGCGAAGCAAAAGAGTCAGATGAACCAGTAAATAAAGATGATGACGATGATGATTGGCGCGATATTACCGGTAAGAAAGACCCAGAGGGCGCATATAAAGGAAAGAAAGGCAAGTATCATCCCGAAAGAGACGATACCAAAGGAAAACCAGAACCTTGGAATGAAGGTGCAGAAAAGGAAGATACCATGAGTGAAGATTTAAGAAGAATAGCAAAACTAGCTGGCTTGAACGAAAGTTATGTTTATGCAGACGAAGCAGAATCAGATGAACCAGACACAGACGAAAAACAAATGGACAGCGATACTGATTCAGATACCAGCAGTGATGCAGACCAAGACAAAGGCGAGTACGATGATGAGTCAGGAATGGCTAAAGATCAACTCACTCATGCTGAACATGCTGCTAAAGAATTAAAAGAACTGCTGCAATCAAATGAAGATTTACCAGAATGGGTACAGGCAAAGATAACCAAGGCAGCTGATTACTTGGATATGGCTTATGACACCATGGACAGCAGGCACGAGCAGGGCGATGTTAAAACCAACGAAGCTCTTAAAGGCAAACAAAGTAAACTAGATCGTAATCACAACAACAAGATCGATGCAGAAGATTTCAAAATGATGCACCGTGGCAAAACCAACGAAGAAAAAAACAAGAAACCAGATTTCTTTGATGCAGACGAAGATGGTGACGAAAAAGAACCAATGACTAAAGCAATGAAAGACAAAAAAGACAAAGAAGTTAAAGAAAATCTTGCTTGGATGCAGGCTGTAGCTGGTATTCGTACAAGATAATATAGACCTATTAGTAAAATAGCATTATAGTGGCAGCATGTGCAAACGTGCTGCCATTCTTTATTTGACAATAGGGTGGAGATCATGTATAAATAGATATGTTAAACGGATGGTCCGTTTATCTAGGCACATTAGGCAAAAGGAAAACAAAAATGGCTTCATTGGCAGATATCCGCGCTAAATTGGCGCAAATGGAAACCCGCTCAGGCGGAAACAGCGGCGGCGGTCGGGACAACGCAATTTACCCACATTGGAATATTCCAGAAGGTTCAACTGCTCGTATCAGGTTCTTGCCTGATGGTAACGACAAGAACGATTTCTTTTGGATTGAACGTGCAATGATTAGGTTGCCGTTTGCAGGCGTTAAAGGGCAGATGAACAGTAAACCTGTTACAGTTAATATCCCTTGCGTTGAAATGTGGAATGAAACCTGCCCAATTCTAACAGAAGTACGCACCTGGTTTAAGAGCAATGATCTTGAAGAAATGGGTCGTCGTTATTGGAAAAAGAAAAGTTACATCTTTCAGGGTTTTGTTCGCGAATCTCCAATGCAGGAAGAAAGCAACTCGGAAAATCCAATCCGTCGGTTTGTGATTAGTCCCAGCATCTATCCTTTAATTATTGCAGCTCTAAAGGATCCTGATATTGAAGAATTGCCCACAGACTTTGATCGTGGTCTAGACTTCAGTGTAACTAAAACCACTAAAGGTCAATATGCTGATTACAGCACCAGCAAGTGGGCTCGTAAAGAATCAGCACTGACCAATGTTGAACGTGCTGCAGTTGACAGTTATGGGTTGTTTAATCTCAGCGATTTCCTACCTAAAAAACCCGGCGATACTGAACTAAAGATCATGCGTGAAATGTTTGAAGCATCAGTAGATGGTACAACGTATGACGGTGATCGTTGGAGTCAATACTTTAAACCTGCAGGTTTTGGGGGTGATGCAGATGACACAGGCACACCTAAGTCTACAGTGAGACCAGCATCAACAGAGCGTACATCTGAGGCACCAGTACAATCTAGAGCACCTGCTCCGATTGCTGAGGATATTAATCCTCCGTTTGAACCAGATCCCACACCCACAGCCACAGCACCGGTAGTAACCGATGCTCCTAAACCAAGTAATGCGAGAGCAGAAGAAATTCTAGCAATGATTCGCAATCGTAAAACTTCTTAAACTCCTGTATATGGGTCAGGGCGGGCAACCGTTCTGACTTTTTTTTAACTATGAAAAGGAACAATAATGGCAAAGGCATGGGACGTAAGTAAATTTAGAAAAGACCTAACTAAGAGCATAGATGGACTTAGTTTTGGTTTTAATGATCCAACAGATTGGATCAGTACAGGAAATTACACGTTGAATTATCTTATTAGTGGGGATTTTCATCGCGGTATTCCGTTGGGTAAAGTTACCGTATTTGCAGGCGAATCCGGCGCTGGCAAGAGTTATATCTGCAGCGGAAATATAGTTCGTCATGCACAAGAGCAGGGCATCTATGTGGTTTTGGTGGATTCAGAAAACGCACTAGACGAAGCATGGTTGCATGCTCTTGGTGTGGATACTAGCGAAGACAAGCTATTAAAAATGAACATGGCTATGATTGACGATGTAGCCAAGACCATCAGCGAGTTCATGAAAGGTTACAAGGCAATGGACCCAGCTGATCGACAGAAGATCTTGTTTGTAATCGACAGTTTGGGTATGTTGCTTACTCCTACAGATGTAAATCAGTTTGAAGCTGGAGAGATGAAAGGTGATATGGGTCGCAAGCCCAAAGCATTAACTAGTTTGGTTCGTAACTGTGTTAACATGTTCGGCAGCATGAATGTGGGAATGGTTTGTACAAACCACACGTATGCAAGCCAGGACATGTTTGATCCAGACGACAAGATTTCAGGCGGGCAAGGATTTATCTATGCTAGCAGCATTGTGGTTGCTATGCGTAAGCTGAAACTTAAAACTGATGCTGATGGTAATAAAACCAGCGAAGTGCATGGTATTCGTGCTGCTTGTAAAATAATGAAGACCAGATATTCTAAACCGTTTGAATCTGTTCAGGTGGAAATACCATATGAGACTGGTATGAGTCCGTATAGTGGACTTTTGGATTTGTTTGAAGCGCAGGGCATCGTAACCAAAGATGGTAACAAACTGAGTTATACTAGTCAAGTAACTGGCGAAATCATCAAAGAGTTTCGCAAAGGTTGGACCAGTGATAAGTTGGATGTGGTTATGGGCGAATACAACAGTTTGCCTATAAAATCAGTTGTGCCAACGTTAGAAGAACCAGACTCAGAACCTGTTTGACTGTTCGCGGATATAGGTTTCAATACTGTGCTTGGGTTCCCAACCAAGCACAGTTTTTATCTTAGTGTTATCAGCCAAGGTTTCTCTTGCTTCTCCCAGTCTAGGCGGAACAAATTGAATATTGTTGCTGATTAAGGCTGCTAGTTCCAATACACTATGGTTGCAACCTGTACCAACATTAAACACTGTGCCGTATTGGGTGTGATCAGTGGTCATTGCCAACATGTTGGCATTTACAACATCATCTATGTAGGTAAAATCTCTGCGTTGTTCTCCGTCGCCTACTATGGTTAATGGTTCAGCAGCTTTGTGTTGGCGCATGAATAACCCCACAACAGGTGCGTATGCTCCTTTGGTGGGTTCTCTTGGTCCATAAACATTGAAATATCTAAACACCACTGTCTCTAACCCAAACAAATCGTAATACATTTTGCAGGCTTTTTCTCCAGCAACCTTACTCACGCTATATGGATTAAGGCAATCTTCATACATGGTTTCAACCAACGGTGGAACATTTGCACTGCCATAGCTACTACTGGTACTGCTATACATCACACGTTTTACACCAGCTTCACGGCTGGCTTGCAATATGTTTACTGTGCCCATAGTGTTGGTTTTAAATGCCAGTAAAGGATTTTCTATAGTTGGTTGTATGCGACTTTCTGCTGCAAGGTGGAAAACATATTCTACCCCTTCAAACACCGGGCGTATAGCATCATAATCAGCAATATCCAACTGTTGATATTCAGCTTGCGAGTTGAAATAAAAGTGTTCATGGAACGGACTACTAAGATTATCTATAACTACCACATGATGACTTTGATTTACTAGAGTATCAACAATATGACTGCCGATAAACCCAGCGCCGCCGGTAACTATAATTTTTGACATTTTTTTTCACCTTACTGGATATATATAAGGATTGTATACGATAAGAAAAAAATTGTTAACATCACAAATAGAGTATATATTAACTTAGGATAAAGGAATAAAACTACAATGAGCGATACATCTGAATTACTTGTAAAATTTTGGCAGACAGTACATGAATACATCCCAGCCAAAGATAGACAAATTGCCGCAGATCATGTTATAAATGATTTAGTAGATTTGGGTATATCTGATCTTGACCTCAAAGAATTGGCTTGTGATAGTATAATGAGTTCTAGCATTAGCGAACATTTAGATCCAGAAGAACTTGACGAAGAATATGAGGACGAATGAGCACCTGGTTTACTAGAGTAACACTGGATCTTGGTTGTATACCTGACTTCATAACCTATTATGAAGTTGAATTGGACAAAGCTCGTTCGGATACCAGCGTTAATGGTAATATAGAACGTAACCTAACAGCGTTACCTGGTATAACCGAACACAGGTTTAATCAGTTGCAAGAGATAGAGGCTATTTTAAATCATCTTAACATTCAGTTGAGAAAGATACGCCGAAAACATTTCCAAAAGTATCTAGAACATTATGCCCGCGCTCTTACCAGCCGCGATGCAGAAAAATATGTAGATGGCGAGCAGGAAGTGATTGATTTTGAAACCATTATTAACGAAGTAGCACTGCTGCGTAATCGTTGGTTGGGTATCATGAAAGCATTAGAAAGCAAAAACTTTATGCTGGGTCACATTACTCGGCTGCGTATTGCTGGTATGGAAGATGTGCAGATAGGATAATTTTTTGCACTGCACACGTTAACCCTAGCATAAATATATCCAGACTGCTCTTTTCTTAGTAAAGAAAAATATTAGTAGTAGTTGACAATACAGACACAAACGTGTATATTTGTATCTGTGTTTAACAAAAAAACCAAAAGGAAGAAAAAATGAAAAAGTATATCGCAGCAGCCCTTCTAGTGCTGTCAGCATCAGTTGCAACCGCAGCTAATCTGCCAGAGAAGAAGGCAACCCCCTCCGCTCCAGCAGTAACCGCTCCTGAAAGTTGGTATGTGGGTATTAATGCTGGTGGTGCAGTAAAGTTGGATCGTACAGTAACTGACAACCCTGCCACCTTTGGCGGCGTGGTTGGATACAAGTGGAATCCAATGTTTGCAACTGAAATCACAGTCGATGAACAGTTCAAGAAAGCTAACCAGGCAGCGCAGACTCGCGTAGTAGCCAATGGTGTTATTAGCCCAATTGGTGCTGTATATGGATTCACTCCATACGCACTAGTTGGTGTAGGCGTACAGAATCACGATTTCCGTGATGGTGTGCGTGACAACAACAAGACTATCTACAACGTGGGTGGTGGTGTAAAGTACACTATTGCTAAGAACTGGGAAGCAGATGCTCGTTACCGTTACACAAATACTTGGAGCGACGGCACCAAGATTCGTGACACAAGCATTATTACTTTGGGTATCAACTACAAGTTCTGATTAAAAGAATAATATTTTCCCATAGAAAAGGTGGCTTAGGCCACCTTTTTTATTGCTTTTTTTCCAGATGTTATATAGTATTAGATATAAAAGGATCATAGAATTGGATGAAATTTGTGAAGCGTTAGAAGAGATGATGGATGCTGCTGACGATGCTTGGGAAGCCGAACAACGTGGTAGTGTTAATAGACGAGACAGCATAAAAGAAAGCAGATATGATCCTGCCAAAGAAAAATTTAGACGTGCGTTGGACAATTACATTGATGAACGCATTGAACGTAGAATAAAAAAACCAACTTTTGATTATATAGACAACGGAGTATACGATCTATGAAATTTGTAACAGTTATGGACA